CAATTAAAGGATATGTCATAGACAATAGAGCGCTAAATAACAATGCGTGTAATAAGACGTGATTCATTTTGGAAGTTTTGAATGGAAGTTTAAATAAATTGCCTGGAATGAATACATAAAACAAGCAAAATACGTATACAAGAGTAAGTAGTTTCATTTATATATATTCCACATATAAAAGTGTCTAAAGGATTATAATGGTTCTTTCATTTGTACACGTGTGCTATTATGAAAACGCTCTTTTCCTATATGTGGTGCGTTTTGAATATTGGGATGTATTTGTTGATTTAAAACAGGTTGTGTAAATAGTTCAGGATGAGGTTGTTCACTTGGTGCTGAATGAATGTAAACCTTATATAAATCACTATTCGACGACGGAACATAAGTTGTTTTGTCATTCCCGCGATGTAAAGAATAATTTTGGTTACGTAAATCACTCTCTAATTCTACATTGTTTATAAATCCTGATACTGGTCCAGTTTTCATTAATGGAGGTGTAAAATTTGCCTTTGCTGAATAATCATAACTAGGTTCAATTGGCACAGTTGGCGGTTTGCGAGAATCTAACATGGGAAATAAAGAGTATTTTGATAATACGGGACGTGGCGTAAAGTTTGGAGGTAATGGAGAATCGGGAACACTTCTCTCTAAAATACGATGACTCAGTTCATCTGTTCGGGCAAATTGTCCTTGATATAAATATTGAGGTAAATTATCTATTTTTTTATTGGCGTCTTGTATGTCCATTTGTATTTAGTATATAGTATATAATAACAAAAATACATAAAGATTATACTACAAATAATATAGTATAACTAAATGGTAAAACTTTGCATAGATAAATATCCTATCAATTCGGAATATGAATGTTATTTTCAAGAATATAAATTTCCATTGAGTGATTTTCAAAAATATGCTATAGAAGCAATTGTAAAAGAGCAACATGTATTAGTGACTGCTCACACGGGATCGGGAAAAACTCTTCCTGCTGAATTTGCGATTAACCATCTTGTCAAACAAAACAAAAAGGTGATTTATACAAGTCCAATCAAAGCTCTCTCCAATCAGAAATATTCGGAATTTCGACGTAAATATCCCCATATTTCGTTTGGACTGATGACTGGTGATATTAAGATAAATCCTGACGCGGATGTTTTAATTATGACAACGGAAATTTTGATGAACTCGCTTTTCATACAAGGTAGTGAAAATGTAAGTGATCTGGAATTTAATATTAATATTAATAATGAACTAGCTTGTGTTGTATTTGATGAAGTACATTATATTAATGATCAAGATCGTGGACAAACATGGGAAAAAACGATTTTAATGTTGCCTAAACATATTCAAATGGTGATGTTGTCAGCTACGATCGATTCACCCGAAAGATTCGCAAAATGGGCAGAACGCGACGATCCTACTAAAGAAGTATATTTGGCATCTACCCATAAACGCGTAGTTCCACTAACCCATTACGGATATTTGACGAACACCGAAAGTTCCATTAAATTGTTAAAAGATAAGGCATTGGAAAAGGACGTACGTAACAATATTCATAAACTAATCAAAATTCAAGACGAACATGGCAAATTTAATAACGATGGATATAAATCATTGGCGCGATTGACAAAAATGTTTAATCAAAAATCAATGTATGTGAAAAGGAAGCATGTATTAAATAATTTATCTTCGTTTTTACACGAGAACAATATGCTTCCAGCAATTGCGTTTGTGTTTTCTAGAAAAATGGTTGAACAATGTGCTTCCGAGATCACTGTTCCGTTATTAGAAGATGACAGTAAAATTCCATATAATGTAGCCAACGAATGTGAACAAATCGTGAGAAAACTACCAAACTTTAAAGAATATTTGGAATTACCTGAATACAATACTTTGGTGAAATTACTAGAAAAGGGAATAGGAATACATCATTCAGGTATGATTCCTATTTTGCGTGAAATAGTAGAAATTATGATTTCGAAGAATTATATTAAGTTGCTCTTTGCAACCGAATCATTTGCCATTGGATTGGATTGTCCCATTAAGACCGCTATTTTTTCAAGTGTGACCAAATTTGATGGACGAAGTCATCGTACTCTGTTGTCGCACGAATATACTCAAATGGCAGGTCGTGCGGGACGACGTGGTATAGATAAAGTGGGGCATGTGGTTCATTGTAATAATTTATTTGATCTTCCATTACAAAATGATTACGAATTGATGTTAAATGGTAATCCTCAGTCACTAATATCGAAATTTCGCATATCATATGGGTTGGTATTTAACCTAATAAAAAATGGAAAATTCACGATTGATGAATTTTCGGATTTTATTCATCATTCTATGATTAGTAGCGAATTGCGAGATGAAATAAAACATCAAAATAATGTGATACAAGAAATTACAAATAAACAACAATCCTTTGATGAAAATACCTCGTCACTAAAGACAATTCCGATTGTATGTAAACGGTATAATGAAATTTGTAATACAATACAGAATTCTAAAAACAAACAACGTAAGCAATTAGAAAAAGAGAAATCGCGCATTTTACAAGAAAATCCTAATTGTAAAAACGATGCGAAATTATACAATGATTTTGAAGAACTAACTAGTCAAATACACCAAGAAACGGAACAACTTTATTTTTTAGAACATTTCGTACAAGATAAACTGGAATCATTGTGTGAAGTATTAATACAAGAAGAATTTTTAACAAAAACTGAAAATAATTACACGTTCTGCGAAAAGGGCGAAATATCGTCGAATATTGCGGAAATACATCCATTGATTATATCCAACATGTTATTACATAATAACTGGTTTTCGTCTATGAATGTAAACGAAATCGCAGCAATATTGAGTTTATTTACAGATGTAAATGTTGCCAAAGAAGAAAAAACGTCATTTCCGCAAAGTGAAAATAAGGAAATATTGAACACAATGGTTTATCTTCAAGAACAATTTGAACATTACGATACAATCGAACAAAATTCACATATCCGTAGCGGATTAGAATATGATGACGTTCTATGTTTTGACATGCCCGAACTTGTAGAAAAGTGGTGTTCTTGTGATGATGAACAGCAATGTAAATATTTTCTTCAAAATGATGCCGCACATAAAGGAATTTCCCCTGGCGATTTTACAAAGGCGCTATTGAAAATTTCTAACATTGTTAGGGAACTAAGTGTATGCGCAGAAAAAATGAATCAAATTGAATGTCTACATAAATTATCTCAAGTCGATGGAAAATTATTGAAATATATTACTACATCTCAGAGTCTGTATATTTAAGATAATAATAGGAGAAAATAACTCATATTTATAGCAGTTTTCTCACACGCTTTGCGTTAGGAGTTTTTCTCCATCTACTATTCTTTTTACGAGTTTTTCGTGTTACTCTTTTGGAAGATCTCTTGGATTTTTTGGACTTTCGTGTTCTTTTTTTACCGCCCCCTAGATATTTTCCTATTTCATGTCGTAGTTCATAAGGCATTGTTCCATCACCTACATTCCCTACATCTTTTTCACTCATAACCATAGCTAGGTTTTTCCTATCTTCTTGTCTTTCCAAAACTTTTGGAACAGTCTGTGCGACAATATTTTGTTTTAATAAAAAATCGTCTTTTTTCTTTTTTATTGCTATGTAGTATTCTATCAAAGCCGGAATACCTTGTTGATCTTGGTCGTCTTCTTCCATGTCTTCAGCTAGTGACTGTTCTTCGTTTGTTACATCAGCGCCATTTTCAAGTAATAATTCAATGACATCATATTTTGTATCATATATTATATTATCTGATGTAATTGCGCATATAAGTGGTGTATCACCATCTTTATTCCGAGCATTCACATTAGCTCCGTTATATAAGGCATTTTCAACTTCGTCGTAATCATGATTACCAATTGCATGAAAAAGAGATGTATCCTTTTTTTTTTGAGCTTTTGAAATTCTTCCTCTACTATTCTTTTTACGAGTTTTTCCTCCTCCACTATTCTTTTTACGAGTTTTTCCATTCATTTGTTCTAAAACATCATTCGTTAGAGAATCGGACATCACTGTTTTGGATATGTAATATATATATATATTTTTTATAAATTATCAGCAGTTAAATACATTTAGAAGAAAATTGATTTGAAATTCATGTTTGTATGTATTGAAACTAATATACAAACATGGTAGAAGTAAATGAATCGTTAATTGATAAATATGAACAAATTTATGATGAAGAACATAATTATGACGATGAGTATGAACAGGAAATGGATAATAATACATATCATTTAGGCATATGTAGTTATGATAAGGATATTGACGGATGGTTACTTGCTTCAACTATAAAAAATAGGACATTATTTAATTATCCTTATTGTAGTGTAGTGGATTATTTGAATAATTATAGTGTAATTGAACAAGGTGGAAACGTTCCAACAGATATAATGTATTTGTCATTTCAAGGAGATGAACCATTTCAATTATACACTGTAATCAAAAAAACATTTTGGTTAAAACTTATACAACGAACATGGAAGAAAATTTGTCAACAGCGAAAACAAATAATTAAGTCGGGAAATATGACAGATTTCATTCGACAACGTGAACTGGGTTTACAAAAACTGAATATACCTACTTTACATGGAATGCTCTCTTATTTAAATGTTAATAAGTAAAGAAATTGATTTAAATCAACCAATATATCGTCACGAATGTTAATTAAATCCATGTCTTTTTTTTCATTCAAACATAAATTTAAATCTGTTAATTTTTCAATATATTCTAAGATTTTGGAGCGAAAATCTTGCTTACGATTGTATTGAATGACTGTGAGTTGCGACTCCCATTTTTTTATACGAGTATTTGTTTTACCTAAATATACTTCTACAAATTTATCAATATGGCTATTTAATTTTTCGTATAATTCATCTGTCGCAATATGTGCCGAATAGGAATTTGTTTTCCAATGATATAATTTGATAATATTTAACATTTCCATTAGCATTTTCACAATATATGATTTGTCAGGAAACATACATTTTCTAGTTTTCCGCGTATTGGTGTTATTTTTTGTATTTTTTGACAGTTTTTGTTGAGTTTTATTTTTCATATATAGTATTTGAATAAAATAATAATGAATTATTTTTTTTGTGTTTTCGAAAATGGAGTCACAATTTATATAATGAGTGAATTTAATGTTGATTTTAAATCAAATAAAACAACCAAACCGTTTCTAAGAAAAGGACAAGGAAAACGCATATCAAATCTAAAAAGTCATATTAATTATGAATATTTGAAACAAGGCGAAGGTAAATTAGCTAGTCAGAATCACGGTGAAACTGAATTTGCTAAAAACCGAAAACAACAAATTATTGATGAGCAGTTTGCTCGCGAAGAAAAATATTATAAAGAACTAGAATTAGAAAATAAACCGAAAGATGATGATAACAACGACGATTAAACCGTTATATTATTTTCATGAAGAATAAAATTGATTATTTCATATTCATAATGTTATATAGAAAAACATTATGAACGTTCCATTTGTATTAACACGCTTCTTGTATATTAAAGATGAAGTATTATTATCCTTACTGATTAGCATTTTAGAAAAAGATTATGATCAATCCTTGTTTTGGGCAAGTGAATTGTATTATTCGGGATATGAAAAAGAAACAATGGAATATATCGATGCCATTTATATAACCTTCTTTCGTTCACAAAATCCGAAGTTAGGTCGAATCGTTAAATGGGGTCTAGCAAAATACAATAAAGGTATTCATATGACAGCATCAATATTGTTAAATTTAACTTCAATTCCGCGTAAATATACATTACAAGATTTTGCGGCAAAGAACGACGATCCGGAGATTCTAGAAAATGCGTATAAACAAGAAACAAATGTAGTCATATTTTCAGAAGTAAAATATGCCGAAAAATACAAGTTTAGTGAACTGTGTCATATACAAAATCGTAAAATTTTAAAACATGTATGTAAATATTCGACACATAAACAATGGGGGAAAATTTTCAACAACAATTTAACATCAATGAACCAGAAAGAATTATATGAAAAACATAATCATAATTGGTTGTTTTATGCTTCATTTTGTCCGATTTGGACAAAACGTATTAGAGAACATTGTGGAACCGTTGATGAAATAAACGAAAAGGTAGTTTTCGAAGACGATGACTGGTTTGAACAATTTCATGAAAATTATGAATACGAAATAGATGAACAAAGTAGAGACATACGAAGTAAAATATTACATACTTCAGGTGTAACATATCTTACACTTCAAGATTTAATCAATAAATATGAACCCCATAAAAAAACACATATAATTAGAAAGCGTAAATGATGGATGTTGTTAAAGCAAATAATACACCTCCCCATAGAGCATCCATTAACGCAACCTTCCAATCGTATTTTTTAAATATTGCTAAATTAGTTGTATCAAAAACACCATAGATAATAAAACCTAGTAAAAACGCTTCTAATACAGGTCGATGTGTGCGTAAAATGAAATAATTCAAACCAATGACTAAAAGTAAATAACAAAGAGCAGCTGGAATAATTTTCACTTTCATTACAACGCGCTGGATTTTTACCACTTGTGTTTCGAAAGTTGATTTGGTCATGTTCAAATAAATAAAGTCGAGTGCCAGCAAAACTGCGGCAGAAAATAAAAGTCGATTTAATTGGTTCATTATATATATATTGAACACATTAAATATTGGATACGCTATAAGTGATATTTTCTTCTTTTTTATTATCAGAGGGTTCTTTGAATGGTAAAATGTTATTCGAAATATCAGGATGTATTTTTTCCTCTTCTTTCATTTCTACCGATTCATTGTTTGAATCTTGTATTTCATCATTTTTTATGGTGTCACTATCTAGGATTTCATCGGGGGTGCTAATATCGTCAATAACCAGTTCACGTTTTTTTCCAACTTTACTTGTAATATTTTGTTGTTGTAAAAAATATAGCGATAAATCCTTTATATTAGAAACTTGATTCATGAAAGTATTATACGTCATTTTACAAACAAATGTAGATGGGTCATCCAAATATATAATTGAATAATACCAATATGGTGGAATATATAACATATATCCGGACTTTACATCAAATTCGATAAAATCGATTTTCTCAAAATCATGTTGATCTTCAACCCGAGGTTTCGTTGGATGAATATGCGAACGGAATTCAAAATGTTCGTAATCCTTTTGTAATTGTAAATATTTTGTGCTTTTCCAAGGTGTCATTTTTAATCGAATCTTGCCCGTTGTCACTGTTAAAAATGTGCGATTATCTATATGGTATCTAAAGGGAGTAACTGTGTTTGGTGAACCAAATAATAAATCGTATTTACTATGTACACAAAAATGGGGTTTTATATATTCATCTATTTTTTGAATTTTGTTGGAAAGTCCAGTTTCTTCTAAAAAGTCATTGTTGTTTTCGGAAAATAAATGAGATGATTTATCAGTTTCTAAAAATTTAATAGATGTGTGTAATGGTAAAATAATAGGATCGCAACAACTATTATCATCAGTTTTATGTGAAAAATAGTCATTACAGTCTTTTAAGCATATATCATGCGAACCATGTTTGGCAATTGTTTCGGGAACAATATCACTAAATAAACTAGGACAAACATGTTCCATATTCATTAATACTGGTTGTTTTAATTCACATATTTCATTTAAATGATTGTTATTATTGAAATCGCTTTCATATATTTCGGTTTCTTCGCTTATTTTAAACTGATTCGCAATATGAATATATAAAAATAAAATAACGATAAAAATACATAAGGTGGTTAATGAATCCATTTTTCTATAATATGTTTTGATTGATTATTGTAATGTAACAAACGCAAATTTGATTTTAGCAATCGTCGATTTTGGGTGCTAGATAAAATACTGCTTTGGCACGTTCATCGTCTAAAATATAAGTAAACCGAATGGGAAAATCCTCCTTCAGATCAATGTTGATTTCCTTGGAAATTTTGCTATATAAGCAAATATGTTTCATATGGTTAAGACTATAAGATAAATCAAGTAACTTCTCTTCTTCGATTGCGTAAGAATTCAAGTCATCAATGGGTACATTAACAAACATCTTTCCGGTTTCTTGACTTTCGGCACTCATTTTAATTGCTTCTTCGCTACAATAAATATTGAATGTTTCACCAAAGAGTTTCATCTGGTCGATCAACGTGGAAAAGGTTGCCGAAGGAAAGGACAATTCTGCTTGGTACTCCATATCAGGAATAGACATCATTTCGCTATCAATATCGATAAGTGGAATAAGATAATTCAAATCAATCACGTCTTTTGATTCAGAATGGAGAGCAATTTCTAATTTGTCGTCACTTATATCTTCAAGTTTCAAACGTAGGTCATGTGTCTTTTCACGTGTATGTAACACTTTAAATAAAGTGTTCGTATTAATGCCAATTGTAACAGCACGCTCTAGGGTATACGTTTCAAACCAATCGCTTGGTAGATTAATTTCATAGACGGATACATGCGAATTATCCATCCCCTGAATGAAAACACGGTCTTTGTGAAAATTAATATTAATATGTTCCGAAAATAGTTTCATGTGTTGAAACAAAGTTGTGAAAATTTCACAGCGATGTGGGTTTTGAATAGAGATCTCCATTTTATATAAAGTGTTGGTTGAAATACTTTATATAGTATTTTATAAAATCAATTTTGTTTATAAATCATGGTTTTGTACATCATCACGTAAAATTATTCGCACCTTGTTTGTTTTCAATTGCCCCGTTTTTAACAACGGTAATACCATTCCGATAAAGCAAGAATCGATAATATATATCTCATCCGCATGTTTGATTGTATCAAAATAATAAACCAATTTATTAAAAACAAATTTTTGTGCCAGTTCGTGTTTTTCTGGATACTTATTCGAATCATATAAATTTATATCATTACAAATGAGTATTTTATTATGGGTGTCAATATCTTTTATTAAATTCGAAATATTTAGATTTTTCCCGTCCGAACTTTTATATTGAATAAATACAATGTGGTACTTGGAAATACTTTTATATAACTCATATGATTCATTTGTTTGGGGTATGTGGAAATATTTAAACATGTATGTTATATTTAATGAAATGTCTCTATAAAACTTATGTATAAATTCATAATTAAAATCATTTATTGTATCCCAATCGATAGAATATGTATTTGGTAACAAAATTGTATTTGTAAATTCCGAATTGGTTATTTTAGAAGGCAAATATGAAGTATGACAACCACAAATAAATATATCATTATATCTGTTATATTTATCATGTAAAATGCGAATTATATTATTTACTTCATTCGATTCATCAAATGGCAAGCATTCAATGTTTGTATCTTCAAAAAAAAGTTTTATGTTATCATAATATTTTTTTTTACATAGGAAATAGGTTGTGTTATAATACTTGGAAATATAATGTAACGCACCAATCATATATAAATTATCGCCCATGCCATTGTGACTGACTAAATATGCATTCATTATGTATTATATTAATGTTATATTTATATAGTTTATGATTAATTACACGGAATGATGTGCGGAATATTATTGAAATTGGAATCGGGAAAATTTATAAGGAAAACCATCATCAACGAAATGGTTGGTCTATATTATATCGCACAAAAATAGAATAATTTCATTATTAACAATATAAAACGAATAAGGGGTATTTGTTTTATAAATACATATGACAGAATTTATCGAAATATCAATAGGTGAATTATGGGATAAATATTCCATTTTACTGATTAAACAAGAAAAAATAACAGATCCGCATAAAAGGCACTATATAGAAACAGAAATAAATAGTTTGAATAAGAATATGGATAAATATTGTTTTGATCATGAGTTATTCGTTAAATTGAAGAAAATAAATACACAATTATGGGATATTGAGGATAACATTCGTATAAAAGAAAAATTTAGAAAATTCGATCACGAATTTATAGAACTTTCGCGTAATGTTTATAAAACAAATGATGAGAGATGTTATGTTAAAACCCAGATAAATTTGTTATATTCGTCATCGTTTAATGAAGTGAAAGATTATATAAAATATAAATAATATTACTTCAAAAAAACTACTTTATCTTGAGCAGTGTTTGACATAAAATGTGAAAACATACTTCGTAATACTTCAATTATTGATGGAGAATTATGAATATAAATCTTATGAATACGTTTTACATATTGCTCATCTTGTAAATATCTACTACAAAATAATTGTATCAAATCACTATATCGCTGTGCTGCCGTAACCGTAAATGATTTCATATCTATATTTATATCTATCATTTCATGATTTGTAAGCAAATTAAATATATGGTTATCAATATGATCAATAACGGATTGATAAATAGTTGGGTGTAAAAAACGTTTTATGATTGGATAATCAAAAAATAGTACGCTTTCTTTTACATATATACTATTTTGTAATAGTTGGTCAACTGAAAAATGCTGCGTAATTTTCTCAGCACAATCTTTTTTTTGTGATTTTGTAAAAAATGTTTTTTTCTTATTTTCTTGATAATATTGTTCTTTAAATTTTTCTAATTTATTTGCTAAAGTTGATGGTGTAGACATTATTATAATATAATATAATAATTTCTATTTTATACTGATACAGCTACAACATTTTTATTTTTCCGTTTCCTCTTTTGTTTATCCTCTTTTGGTTCAGCAACTTGCTCTTCTACCACTTCATCCTCTTCTGGTTCAGCAACTTGCTCTTCTACCACTTCATCCTCTTTTGATTCGACAACTTGCTCTTCTTCATCCTCTTTTGATTCGACAACTTGCTCTTCTACAACTTCTTCTTCTTCCAACCTTATATTTTTTATTATATCAGTATTCAAGCATTTTTTATTAAACATTACATCATCTATTTTATTATATGCGATTTCTTCTTCAGTATATTCTTCCTCTTTTGGTTCAGCAACTTGCTGTTCTACAACTTCTTCATGATCAATATCCGCATTCGATGATTCATCGGTTGCATTTTCTATAAACTCTTGTTTTACATCACTCGAACTGACCAAAAAAGATATATTTTCTTCACCCATTGTATTTGTAGATGCGTCGAGAACAATTGCGTCTTCAATATTACCTTGGAAAGTATCCAGTCTCGAGAGTATTTCGTTACGTTCTTCCAATAAAGACTTATTAATTTCAAGGGAATAACCTTGAAGTTTCAATACTATTTGTTTTAGATTAGATATTTCACTTGCTAATACTTGATAACGATGATCAAATTCGCTAAATTGTCCATCTAGATTTTCACGAATATTTACTTTTAGACTCTCCATGTCTTGTGTTATTTCCGAACTATTTGTAGTTGGTTGATGTGAAATAGATCCATTTTTTAATATATGTCCTTCAATATGTAATAAACGCTTATCGAATACAGAAATAACTTGCTGTAATGACATGGGTCTTTGCATATTTGGTCCGGTAATATTAGTTGTGTTGTGCGTTTGAGGTCGTTGTCGTTGTTGCTGTTGTTGTTGTTGTTGTTGTTGTTGTTGTTGTTGTTGTTGTTGAACAGATTGAGATATATTAGTTCTTCGCTGAACCGAATTCTCTATGGGAGCACTTGTAGGTTTAAATAATGGCGTGGATACAATGTTTCCAGCACGTCTTCTTTTTGCGGCGGTAGTTGCGGCACTCATAATTTTAGTAATATAATATTGTTTTCGATAAGCAATATTATTTCCAAACGAATGTTAAGCAACCATTTCCATTTTATTAGGGGAATGATATTCGTATTTTGTCAACCATTCAAAATCGTCTAAAGTATAATCGTTTACATTCTCATGTTTTATTTTTGTTGATATTTTTGGAAAATCGTGCCGAGTTTTCTCCAATTTCGGTTTAACGTCTACCGGGTTCGAATGTTTCGGAATAAATACTAATATCTCTCCTTATCTCTTCAGAAATTCTATTTGGGTTATTCACTTCATAATTTCACATCGCTTATCAAAGATAAAAATATAAGAGCATTATATAGAATTGTTATGGATATATTACAAGAAGTTCGCGATATTAATAAAAAATCATTTCTTTCTCATGTTTTTTCATCGACCGATGAAGGGAAAGCAGAAATATTAAATGTTGTTCAATACGCAACTTTAGGCATTATTCCGGTAGTTTTGTTAAATAAGGCAATCCAAAAATTTATTCCCGAGGCAGATAGTGAAAAAGCAACATTAGAACTTTTAGTCGAAGTCTTTCTTCAAACAATTATCATGTTTTGCGGCATGATTTTGATCCATCGTTTCATTACTTATTTCCCAACATATAGTGGATTTAAATATGAGAATTTAACACTAACAAATGTTATTTTAGCATTCTTAGTCATTGTTTTAAGTATTCAAACAAAACTCGGCATTAAGGTGAATATTTTAGTAGATCGCGCTATGGAATTGTGGAATGGTCCAAGTGAAACACAACATGTTAAAAAACGAGGATCCCTCCACACCAATAGTCAATCCGATTATTTTGATAATGTTGGAGAAGGACCTTCATTTCCTCCAGCACCCATTGTAACAACGAATAGTCCAGCACCAGCAGTTCAACAAGGGGCATCTCAGCAAAATTCGTTTGATTTTGATGGACCTCAAGCAGCAAATGGTATGTTGGGCGGGTCTTTTGGATCCTTTTTTTAATTACTAGTTTGACGCAAAGATCAATAAATATATGTTTCTATTTACTGATAAATGAGGAAAATAAAATGTGTTTCATAATTAGTTGAAATGTTATTTCGTGGATTTAAGGAGGAGAAAAAAAAAGATGAAAATAAAGAATTATCCACTAATTTACAACAAGAGATGAGTAGTTTTAAAAGTGATTTTAAATTAATCCAAAAATTACGCAATAAAAATATTGTAGGTGCTTATTATGACAAAACTTTTAACAAAAATGAAAATAAAAAAGAAAGTATCAGTAACAATAAAATAAGAATGGTGTCAACAAAACCCGAATATACTAGCAAATATGGAAAGTCGGACACACGTATAGGTTTATTACCAAACCGAATATCATATATGACACCTGAAGATAAATTTGCTCTAAAACTAGATTACAATAATAAAACCGAAATTTTTTCTGACAATTTTAATGATCATAGTAACACTAATGATTACCAAGAACTTTTGGAGAGCGATAATATATTTGAATTAGATGACGCTGAAAATGAGGAGGAGGATGAGGATGAAAATAAGGACGATGATGAAAATGGAGAAAATAAGGACGAGGATGAAAAATTGATACAAGTACAATTGAATATAAGAAGACAAAACGAAAATGAAAAATATATTCAAGAATTACAAATACAAAATGTCCAAGAAAAAAATATCCCGGTAGAAGTATCAAATTACGAAGAAACACTGAACAAATTTATAGAAAATGGACAAAAAATACTTCAAAAACTGTTTGTAAAATCAGTTCAAGAAAATGAATATGAAATACCTAGACACTGTTATACAGTGTGGCATACGAAAAATTTACCACCATTAATGGCTGAAAATTATGAACAATTGAAAAAACAAAATCCTAACATATGTTTTCATTTATATGACGAAGAAGACTGTGCTAAGTTTATTGAACAATCATTTGATAAGGAAGTATTGACCGCTTATGAAAAATTATCCCCTTCGTCGTATAAATCCGATTTATGGAGATTTTGTATTTTGTATATACACGGTGGTATTTATTTGGACATTAAATATCATACACTCAATAATTTTCAATTAGACGAACTATGTTATAAGGAACATTTTGTAATAGATCGTCCTAATACAAAACAAAACGCATGGTGGAATAAAGATGAACAGGGAATATATACAGCTTTAATAGTAGTTAGTCCAAGAAATAAAATATTACGCCAATGTATTTATGCAATTATTGAAAACGTGGAAACATATTATTATGGAAAAAACGCATTATATCCAACTGGTCCTGGATTACTTGGTAAGAAATTTTTTGGTGAAAATAAAGGTGTCCATCTATTAAATTCAATTGAACTATTTCACGATGAGAATAACGCAATAATTTTCAATAATTGTAAGGTTTTGGATGTTTATGATAATTACAGAAAAGAACAAGGCGAATATCAAAATAATTTTCATTATAGTGTATTATGGAAACAAAATTCAATTTATAACGTGAAATATACAGTTGAAACAAAAAAAATACACCATACCAAAAATGAATATTTACCAAATGTACTTTGTATTTGTCATATTGGTAGTTATCACATATTTACGAAAATGACCAAATATATAGATAATTTAATATCTGCTCAGTATGAGGAATATAATTTGACTATTTATTTCAATGTAATCGATAGTATACAAAAAACGCAATTGAGTCAATTACAAAAAAAATATCCAAATGTATATTTCGTTTTATCTGAAAATTATGGGTTTGATATTGGTAGTTTTTTTCATATATTACAAATTGTCAAAGAAAGAAATGAAAGTTATGATTATGTTTTGAAACTACATACTAAAACGGATAATGAAAAACGAGATGGATTATTAGAACCTATATTGGGAAGCAATCAAATCATACGCAAAATAATAAATGAGTTAAATGAACACAAAGATGTTGGTATTTTAGCATCAAAAACGGCACGATGTATTGACGCACACGTCGATTTTGTACGAAATCAGCAATATTTACAGCAACTATTGTTTTGGTATTTTCAAGAAAAAACAAATGTAAGTAAACAACCATATGTATCAGGAACCATGTTTTGGATGCGTTTTTCGATTATAAATGAATTATTTATGAAAATAAATATAACAAATATTATCAATTCATTGAATCATACCCACAGTTTTGATTGGAATTGGTATTATTATTCAAATAACAAATATTTGAAAAATGGATCACTACACAAAGATCGCCTATTTGAACATTATCAGCGTCACGGAAAAACTCTTGGATTATCGGGTAATTTATACCATGCGATTAAATATTCAACCAATAGTTTTCAATTACGAGATGGAATGATCGAACATGCGTATGAACGTTTTTTTTGTTATAGTTCACATAGATTAGGTTATAAACTAATGTTTGTTAAATAATTTTATGTATTTATAATTGAATTCACTATTTCCATTTGTTTTAATGATTTTTCGAGTGCTCTTTTTTTATCAATACCTTGAAATAAATACTCTGTTTTTGGTGCTTGCTCGTTTTTTTTAATTTGTTTGTATACTGTTTCGATTTGATCTAATACACTTTGTAATATAGTTTTGTTTGGCAATATCTCTACATTTGTATTGACATGTTCTGTCAATAAACTAATCGAGTAATATAATAAATAACGTCGTTTTTTATTGGATGCGTCTGTATATTTGATACAAAACAGTTTATTTAATGAAATCATTGTTTTTTTGACCAATTCATTTGATTGTAATTGACAGTAATCTAATAAAATATCCCAAATAATCCATATGATATTTCCTCGATACTTATTTTCTACATTACCAGAACGATGTTCACATTTCAACACCTGTTTCTTTTTTTTACATGTGGTTTCAAATTCTAACATCCATTCTAACCAATAAAACGCATCACACATATTAGATGATTCATGAGACAATGAAAAAGCAAATTCGTTTAATGCTATAAATAGTTCCTTTGGATCTTTCGGTTTCATATTTTCTCTCACATATTCAGCATTTGGTGCCTTTAATTTACTTGATAATTGTGTCATATCAAAGGCATTTTCCGTTTTAATTTTTGTTTGCTCGAAACTGGGTTTTTTATTTGATAAACATAACGTGCAAATCATTTCAGCAAATAATTTGCGTATCTTTTCATTATTTCGCAAATCTAATTCATTTATGTTGGTACTTTGATTCACAATATTTCGGAATATATTATATCGCAGTTCCAAGTAAATAGCAATTTTTGGATTTCCCAAATGTATATGTTTTGAACTATAATAGAGTATAATTTCCCATAATTCGGTATAGTGTCCTGCACATAATAATTCAGCACACCAATAGCAAGCCGGTTCAATATTTTTGGATTGCATTGCGTCAATTAATCTTTTTTTTACATCAGAGCGTTTATAATTTGAAAAACTTATTCCTCGAAAATCACTTGAACTGCGAATATCATTTATTTCTATAATATTCGGTCCATCGAATGTTATGGTTGGTTGTTTTATAATTTGTATAGGTTTGTCTATTATATCAGGATTGTATTTATTTTCGTCATGACTCATGTTTATATTTAGAAAGCATATAAATATTAGGTTTATATAGTTATATAGCAAACTATGATTTTATGGACAACAATTATGATGAATATATTGAATGTCGATATAAATTGTAGAACTACTATTTTAGAATCAAATGATATGTGGAACGATGTTCATATGAACAAAGATTTTCATAAATATTTACATAAATATTCGTCATTATATGGCATGATGTTTCATTTGTTAAACAAATATGATGATATTTCAAAAACAAAATTATACTATTGGAATGAAATAATAACCAATCCATTTACCGAATCTTCTTATAAAGCTGAATTAAATGATATATTTTTCAAAACGCAAAAATGCTATGGTGTGTTGAACCGTTTTTTCATTAGATGTAAAATTAATAGTATGAAACCAAAAATTAAGATGGATATGGAAATGAATGAAATTTCTTTAAAACCACATTTATCTATGAAAATATATCAGGATGGCACATTGTATTATTTTATGCTACGTGATTTAATCAATATTTGTAAAAGTGCGCTACTATATTCAGTGAGTTTTTTTAATGAACCATATTTACCAAAAAATCCATATACAAATAATGAATTTCCAGTTGGTGTTTTATTAAATATATATACAGAGGTCCGTAATTCTAATTATGAAATGCCAATATTACTGCAACTATTATATAAAGCGAGTTTTAATATTGATAAATTTCTAGAAAATAACGAATACTTATTACGCGAAGAAGCAATAACAGATTTTGTTAAAAATTCTTCGGCATGTGAAAAATTAGATGAGATTATGGATATGTTAGACCTGAAGTCTGTAAAGAATAAATGTAAGTTTGACCCAGATTTTCCAACAAAAACAATTATCAAGGCATTTGAACCATTATTATATTTTTATATTGTGTCTGAATATTCAATGCGACCTTACAACAAACGTGTATTCTATCGTAATTTAGTTCAATATAAAATATTACAATTTGCAAATGAAAATCCACCGTTTGGTAGGAAAATTATGAAATCAGTTCGTGACCACGACACGGAAAATAATGTTATTAAAGTAATATGGCAGCATATTTATAATGAAGAGTTTCAACCTATTAATCCAGCACAGTTTCCAACTACAAATGTAATGTTTCGCTATATTATTCGTCATGGCGTTAATGATGATGATGATGATGACGATAATAGTGAAATTTATGATCATGGTGGTCATTATCATAATAGTGAAATTGATGAGGATGAAGAAGAGGATGAAGAAGAGGATGAAGAAGAGGAAGAAGAAAAGGATGAAGAAGAAGAGGAAGAAGAAGAAAAGGATGAAGAAGAAGAGGAAGAAGAAGAAAAGGACGAAGAAGAAGAGAATCCGAGCAACGAAACGCAAATAGAAGACAATGACCGCGATGGGGGTGAAATAATTACAACTATATCACGACAAATTATATTTGACAGTGATGAAGAAAAATAAAATCTATTATCGTAACATAAAAAATATTCAGTTGTTTATGTTACATTATATGAAATAATTACTCTACAATAAGTCTTGGTACGATATTGATTGTTTGGAGTTCCTGCGACATGAGTTTATACGCATATGGAATATCTACCAACGCAAAGTCTGTCGTATTATCACACGTTTTACAACTATGTATAGTGAATTTATCGTGTGTGAATGACTTGTTGTTTCCGTCATTATACGCAGCAATCATACCGCACTTTTTACAAATATGGACCTTGTATTTATCAGATACATCATATAAACGTTCTCTACAGAATCTCGAAATTCCATGAGACAACATAACATCACGTTCCATTTCTCCAATACGGAATCCACCATCGCGACTTCTACCTTCTGCGGGTTGTCTTGTAAGATTTACCATTGGACCAATTGAACGACTATGTTGCTTGTCATTTACCATGTGTTTCAATCGTTGGTAAAACACTGGACCCATAAAGATATTTGTTTCCATTTGGTCGCCAGATAATCCATCATATAATACTTCATTGCCATAACTTTCATAACCCAAATTCAACAACTCTTTGGAAATGGTTTTTATATCCAAATTACCGAAACTAGTTCCATCACCAAACATACCAATTTCTAAGAGTACTTTTCCTAACAATGTTTCTTTTAGTTGTCCAATAGTCATTCGCGAGGGAATCGCATGAGGATTAATGATGATGTCCGGTCGAATACCATCTTTGGTAAACGGCATATCGCATTCCGGAATAATATTACCAACCGTACCCTTTTGTCCATGTCTTGATGAAACTTTATCACCTAGAACAGGTTTCCTGAATGTACGAATGCGCACTTTGGCAAAATTATAACCATCACCATTACGACCAGTGTAATTCTTATCAATATATGTTTCTTCAGAAGTTCTGAATGTTTTACTTTGGTCTTCATATTTAATGGTTTTTGTCGGATCATTTCGGTTTTCTTTAATAGGAACAATTTTGGCAATAATAACATCACGATTTTCAACTAATGAATTCTCTGGAATAAATCCTTGCGTGTTCAGTTTGTCATAATTTCCAAATTTCACACCTTTTGTTTTGGCCGGATTTGGTTTACATCGAATAATCTCGTCGCGAATAATGTTTTTATCTTCGTCCTTTTCCGTATGGTAAATTGTAGTACCAAATAGACCTCTGTCAATGGAACCTTGATTCACTAGAACCGAATCTTCCTGATTGTAACCACTGTGTGACATAATTGCTACGTGAATCTGTGTGCCAGACGGGAGTTTATTCAATTCAATGAAATTCATTAGACGTGTATCTACCAAAGGACGAGATGGATACGTAAGGACATATGCCGTCTTATCCATGCGCTTGTCGAAATTTGTCGCATATACACCCATTGCCTGTTTACCCATAGCACACTGATAGGTATTTCTAGGTGCCTGGTTATGATCAGGGAAAGGAATACATGAGGCAAGAACTCCGAAAATGACACTCGGATGGATTTCACAATGCGAGTATTGTATAGAAGCATCCTCATGTAAATATCCATTTTTGTTCTTCATTGCGATAGTAGAATAATCTTGTTCTTCTGGATCAATATATTCAATTACTGAATCGTCCAATTTACATGCGGTAATTAAATCATTCCATGATAATTCATTTGAACGCAACTTTGAAATCATGTCTTTGGTAATAAGCGCCTTATTGTTTTTCACACGCAAAACGGGTCTTGCCAATCGACCACCGTCATTACAAATTCGAATTTCGAGTCTTTTATAATCGAATACAACTGACGTATAGATGTTAATAATACCTTTACACTTTTTCTCTCGAATGTCATTGTAAAATTCAAGGGGACTTTTACTAATACCAACCCAACAACCATTGATAAATATCTTTACTTTACCACATAATTCACCTGGAGTTACTTCATCAACCTTGGTAATTCTCGGCAAGATATAATCATGTAATGAATGACTATTTGTAGGAATCGTTAGATGAGCCATGTAACTAATATTTTTGACAATACCAATTGATTGTCCCTCTGGAGTCTCTGCTGGACATAAGAATCCCCAGGTAGTATTGTGTAATTTACGAGGAGCAATCAATTCACCACTTTTTTCCAATGGTGTATTGATACGACGCAAATGACTCAAACTTGAAACATAAGTAAGTCGATTTAGTACTTGAGCAACGCCTACTTTACTACTGTTTGCCTGTTTAATACTAAAATCACCAGTAGATAAAGCACGCGATATTCCATTTTCAATTGTCATGGACTTCATGATTTTGTAAATATTAGTCATGTTAATAATATTCTCATAATCTTCTGATGAACGCCATGAACCGTTGTTGATTTCACGAACAACTTGCTTTTGCATTTCTTTGACAAGTTTGTTGAAATAATTGCGGAACAAATTATTTAACAAAGTGCCAGTTAATTCAATTCGCTTATTTAGATACGAATCGCGATCGCATGGAGGAATCCATTTCAAACTAGTTTGGAGAAGTTTGTTTGCCATATAACCGAGCATATACAACTTTTGTGGTTTTGTTGTACAATGGGGGAAAAGATCGTTGTTTAACACTTCAATCGCAAATTCACGCTTCTTTTGAGCACCTTTCTCTTTGTCCATGTTAATCGGCGTATACGCAACATAAGTTGTAATATGCGTAATGGCATCTTCTTGTGTCATGTATTTGTTGGCATCAATGACCGATGCTTGAAGACATTGTGTTAGTTCCACCTGTTTATCATCCTCCACGTCCAATACAATGTATTGACAAATGTCTTTATCACTCATTACACCAAGTGCTCTAAATAGGACGAATAGTTCAATAGGTTGTTTTACGCGAGGAATTTGAATAAATAGACCATGTCCAAATCCATTATTCTTACTCGCGATCATTATTTCAATCTGCTTGGGCGAAATACATTTGTAATCAGGAACCGACTTAATTTCAGCATACCATGTCCATTTGGTTGTATTTTTTCCATCGAAACATGATACGCGATTCTCTGCCGCGCGTTCTTGACCCAATACAGTCTTTTCGGATCCTTTTATGATAAAATAACCACCGCAATCCATTTCACATTCTCCAGTGAGAGAGGGATGGATGTGATTGTTTTGCTTTAAAATACATATTGAAGAACGTAACATGATAGGCATTTTTCCGATATTGATCTTTGGCAAAGTTTTGTAAATAATACGAGGACTATCCATGGTTTCGTTGTTACGAATCGTGTATTTGATATTCAAGTCAATCGCCATTGTAGAAGCATAGGTGAAATTACGCAATTTTGCTTCGTCTGGCAACATAATCTTAGTAGCTCCGTTATTTTCGTGGATTTGCGGAGGATATAGTTTAAAATTATCGAAAGATATGTCTATTTCTAGCATATATTTGTCCTTATCGGGAACATAATCATTTTCAGAATGAATTTTTACAGGATTGAACATTTGGATAGTACGCTGGATTTGATAGTTTACAAAATGATTGTAAGACTCAATTTGATGACGTACTAGTCTCTCCAAATGCTGTCCTTTAAAATAAGATTCTATAATATCAAACGGTTCTTCGGTATAATTACCCAAATGAGATAAAACATTCTTTTCAATTTCATCAATTTCTGGAATATTAGTTATTGTCTCAGGTTCTATTTCTACCTGAACCTTTTTGGATCTTTTTATGCGAACGGTTTTTCCCATTTTCGCAGGTGCGAAATTTGAAATATTCGTTTTCCCCGAAATCGACGAATCACAAGACATTTTTTCAATTGACATCATTTATTGATACTAGATATTAACATATCATATGAATCAATTTTTTATGTTGTTTCGTTAAGTTATAATATTGCTACGAATACATATTATTTGTAATTTGTGATAAAATATATAAATACAACTATTACAACAAATATAATGGCTGAAAAATTTGTTGAAATACTAGATGAAATTCAGGAGCAGAAAAACAAACAATATAGTGATTTTTATCATTATATGAAAATGACAGATCTTTATTATTTTCAACAGCAATTATATAATCCATCATTTTGTAATGAAAATCAAGTATTAATTAGTGAACCTATGAAATTTTCACGTAATTTTGATAGTAATTCGACCGGATTATTATCGGAACGATTATTTTCACCTACTTCAAAGGAACCCATATCAACAAAAATTCCTGAAATACAACCCATTGTGAAGAAAACGAAAACGAAAACCATTGAAATTGAAATTAATTCGATCGATGATTTATTGAAAATAGTTGATGAAAATGAATACAATGAAGATACTGAATATAACATTGATTTACAATCCTTAAAAAATATTCAAGAAGAACTTCAACAACTAAATTCAATGGTCGGTCTAGATGATTTCAAAGGACAAATATTAAATCAATTATTGTATTTTATTCAAAATCTTCACATTGGAACAGAATCGGATTTTATGCATACTGTTTTATATGGTCCACCAGGTACGGGAAAAACCGAAATCGCTACTATTTTGGGGCAAATGTACTCAAAACTTGGAATTTTGAAAAATAATGTCTTTAAAAAGGTGAATCGTAGCGATTTAGTTGCCGGATATTTGGGTCAAACCGCAATAAAAACATCGAAAGTTATTGAGGAATGTTTGGGCGGATGTTTATTTATTGATGAAGCATATTCATTGGCAAATAATTATGAAGGAGATAGTTTTACACGTGAATGTATCGATACATTATGCGAATCGTTAAGTAAACATAAAGGCGAACTTATGGTCATTATTGCCGGATATAAAGAGGAATTGAGAAATAGTTTTTTTCAAGCAAATCGTGGATTAGAATCTCGTTTTATATGGCGTTTTTATTTAGAAAAATATAATTTCAAAGAATTATATCAAATCTTTTTGAAAAATGTCCAAGAAAATGATTGGAAAATAGATGACAATAAAAATGAACAAATTCTATGGTTCAAAAAACATTATAAATTTTTTAGACATTATGGTCGCGACATGGAACAATTGTTTTCCTATGTGAAAATATGCCATGGGCGGCGCATATATGGTAATGATGCGGAAAAGAAATTAATTACAATGATAGACATGAATAAGGGATTTGAACAATTCAAAAAACATAGTTCATTACATGAAGATGAAAAACCGCAACTTATTGGGTTATATGTATAATTCGTTAAATATTGTTCTTTAGGTAAAATAAATGAATAAAACTATTTCTATAAACCCTGATTTATTTACATCATCGAACAGAAAGTCCAAGAAAAGGGGTAAAAAAGATAATTCCGAAATCAAAGTAAAACCACCTATAAACGAAAAAACAAAAAAAAGACAGTTGCGTAAACAACATATTTTACGTCATCTGCGGCAACATCAAGAACAAAATTATAAAAAATTAATGGAACCGGATAAACGTAAACCACCCATTCAACAATCGTCGCAAGAATTTCAAAGCGATTTTAAAGCATCGGTAGATTATTTTAAGAATTTATCAGAATCACAACCATCACAAAAACATAATTATACATCAAAATATCATCATTCTCCTAATAATAATAATAATGCGTCACACGTTGTTCATTCT